TTAAAATATTTTAAATTAATAAAGCATTATCTATCCCTGTTTTGGAGGCACCATTGTTTGATTTAATGGAATATTGTTTTGCAATCTAGGATCTCCAGTTTGCTCCAGAACAAGTGCTGTTAATTTGTTGACAATCTCATAACAATAATTCTCTGGGAATTCTAGTTTTTGAGAGATATCTGTATCTGACTCTAACTCTTCAAATGTAAGGTAGAGGTTAGTTGGGTCCGTCTCCTTTAGAGTTTTATTAGGGAGATTGGGCTTTTTTAAATAATCTATATATAGAGTAGTCGGTTTATAAATATTTTTTTTACCGGCTTTAATCTCAATTTCATAAATGGTTGTGGTAGTAACTCCTCCAACTGTTGTAGTGTTATGAAACTCATGCATATACAAATAGGGCCTCTTATAAGATGGCTTTGTATAATAATCTTTAAGTATACCTGAGTTTATTTGACTATCTAATTTAATAGGAGTTGATTGCCAAGTTGCATCACAGGGAGTTGCTCCATCTGCTTGTACAAAATTCACTATACCACCTGGTAAAAGATGCCAGTAATCTACAGGAAGCTTGTAAAAGTCTCCCGTAGATATATTTGCATTAACTAATGTGGCCGGGCGTGTGAGTACCCTTAAGTTATCAGTAACTAATTGGTTTTGCTCATAAAAAGCATACCATTGATTAGTTGTTTCATTTATTGCTTTCCCTAAAAAATAATTGAAAGAATCCAGTAATATAGAAGGAGCTTCTACTTTATTGCTCTCGGTCAAAAGATAATCATAAACTTCTCTTACTGTCATAATTCTTATTTTTTAATTGGTTTTGTTGTTTGAGTATTAGAAACTTCTTCTTTAATTGGTAAAGATTCTGTTACTCCTTCTTGTTTAGTAGCATAATTTTTTAGTACTAAATCTGGATAAGTCTCTGCTTTAATAATGTTTACCATTGTCTTGTTAGCAGGTTGCTTGAACCAGTTAATTACTGCAGAATCAGCACTTCCTAAAATAGTATCAGCATAATAGAATAAACCATTTCTGTTTAAGATTACATTCTTATCAATTGAGTCTAACAAGAAAATTCTTAGTTGAGTATCACCTCCTGTATATAGATCAATTACTTTTTCGGGATCTTTCTCTGCGATAGCATGCAAGTAATCTTGCACATCACTAATTGAGCTGCCCTTCATTTCATGACCTAGAATTCTAACTTTCTGATATAAACCTTCTGGAGAATCTCCAAAGATAAAACCAATGGCCTTGTGTATAATAAGTTTTCTGTTGATTTTTTGTTTTGTTTCTTGTCCAGGATGTTCGATGTAAAATTCTGCAGTACCATAACGTAATGCATTTCCATCAATTGAAAGATTTCCTAAGATATCTTTTTCCATTCTATCCTGTGCAATTCTTTTTGAGAATTTAATAGAATCCCACTGTGCTACATCGATTGGGTCATCCAAGTTAAATTCTTTACCATCAGTAATTTCAATGACATCCGTAGATTTCACGAAAAATTTTCCTGATTTACGATCTTCTTCTGAGAGGATCATATCACCAGCAGAATTCACTTCTCTTACTGAGTCAGGGAATCGGTTGGTTTTTGGATCCTTAGCAGGTTCCATGTAACATTTCGTAATTTTAAAGACACTACGAATAATAATTCTGTTTTCCATATTAGTTCAATATTATTGTTAATTCCGCAAATATAAGAATTATTTTTCAAATAGATGCAGGATTTGTAAAAAATTTATAAAAAAAGAAAGGGAGCATTTCTGCCCCCTTTTATCTATTGTATATATTACTGTTCCATCATGATAAATGAACGGTAAGGATTGTAAATTCCAATACCTGCATAACCCATGTGAATAATCTTACTACCTGCGACAGCAGTATTTACATCACCTGAAGTTACACCATCCATTCCACCAACACCTTTTAGTACGCCTCTGATGAATTCACCACCCTTAAGTGTGAACATCTGAGCTGCAGGAACACCTGAAGTTTTATCTGATGTTAAGTCAATACATAAACCGTAGCCTTTATCAGGATATTCGTATGTTAAACTTCTATCAACGTGGAAAGTTAATTGGTTACCACCGAAGTTATAAGTATCGAAGGTTGCCCCTACTTCTACCATACCACCGGCTTTCTTCGAGTAGAAGAACACACCATTTGTTTTCCAGTCTTTAAGATAATCTCTAAGAGTTCTTTGGATTTGTGTCCACATTTTCTCGTTACAAACGAATACCCATTGGTTGCCCGTTGGTTCTTTTGCACGTTCACGCATGGTTTCAATCATCGTATCGAATGCATTGATAGTTAACTTAGCATAAGCATATTTGTTAGCATATCTTTCAATTTGAGCAATAAGACCATCTCCCATTGGGATAGCACGTCCTGTTTTAGGATCAGTAATGGTGCATTTACCATTCTTATCAAAGTTAGATTTCCCAAAGAGCATTCCTTGATTTCTAGCCAACATGAAAGATTCAAGACATTCTTGTTCTTTTTTCTTCATCTTGTAAACCACTTCTTTGAAGTTACCGTTATTAGCAGCATCTGGTTGTCCAATTGAAATAAATACATCTTCTAAAGCAGCGAACTGACTAGAGAAAGATACATCATTTCTATGAAGAGAAATGTGATTTCTATGTCTTTCAATATTTGATTGATACTTAGTGTAACCTTCTTCTGATAATTCAGGATGGTAGTTAGAAATCCAACGAGTTGTATTTCCTACTTGTGTAGCAGTAGTATCAAGAACTGATGAATAATCAGCATCGATTAACTGTACAACAACTTCCCAGTAGTTATCAGCTTTACGAATAGGAGAACTCTTTACAAAACATTGCTGACGAGAACCTTCGATACGAAAAGTATCATATTTTTCGTAATATCTTTCTTTGAATGGCATGATAATATCTGAACCATTCAATCCTGTTCCCGTAGGTACAGCTGCAAATTCTACACGTTTGATGAAGTTAACATCAATCTCCCACTCAAATACCATTGCATCAATGTTTTGGAATTTGGAAGCTTTGTTTTCATTGTAGTAGATGTTCATAAGCGATTCAGTTAAGAATGACGCTGTTAGATTTGGATACATTTTAGAGACGATACCTAGTCTATGAGGGCGAAGTCCAAGGAATTTTCCAAAGTCTTCATAAGTCTTAGTTTGGCCCATTGAGGGACCTTGACTAACAAAACTTGTTACTAAAGCCATAATTTAATTTGTTACGTTATTAATCGTTTATATTATTGTAGAGGTCATCCATTGTCATGACTTTTTTAGCTGGAGCAGTTTGTCTAGTAGTAGAGGTAGTTGGAATTCTATTTACAGGTTTAGTTTGTAAACCTTTCGTAACTTCTTCTCTTCCTTTTTGTAGTGAGGTTTTTCTAACTTCTTCAATCTGCTTTGTGTAATATTTATGCAGAATATCAAAAGCCTCTTCTCCCTTGGCAATAAACCAAGCTGCTTTAAATAATTTATCAGGATCATCAAGTGCCTTAACTAACGGAGTTACACCGTTTAAATCTCTATCTGTTATTAAATTAATTATATCTTCCTTATCGGATTCTTCTAGGTCTATGCCATACATATCGTCTGTACGTGCTGCCACGTCACTTATAGCATTTGTAATCTGTTGAAAAGCTTCTTCTTGTTCCTGTGTTAATAGGGCGGCAGAGGCTGTTCTATCTTCTTCTTCTAAGGTTTTATATTTACTCCTTATTTTATCTATTTCCTTTTTGAATAAATCAGGGCTTTCTAAAGCTTTAGTCAACTTGATTTCTAATTCTTCATTAGTAAAATCTTCAAATTCAGCTTTTAAATCTAATACATATAATTCTTCATCTGTGAAGGCGTCAATTTCAAAAGAGGTTTCTCCTGAGTTTTGAAATTCTTCTACTGCTGTTCTTCTATGATAAGCAATAAGTTCATCTAGAGTTACATTATTTTCTCTCAAATAATTTACAGCTTCTACTTCTGTATCTTCCAGGCCGTAATTAATTTCACTATCATTAGCTTCTAGAAGTTCTAATTGTTCTTCTTGAGTTAAAGTGTTAAAATCACGAGTAGTTTCAGTACCATCTTCTTCTTCAAAAAGAATTTGAGTAGGATCTACTATACCTTTATTTTTAAGTAAAAGTGCTACAATATCTGTGTCTATGGGTGTTTGTATGGGTGCTGGTGCATCACGTTCATCTGCGCTTAGTTGGCGGATGGTCATATCTCCTTCATCACCTTCCTCTATAGGATCTATAGGGTCTAGTTCGATGGGACTTAAATCTTGATTTCCAGTTGCAAAATCATCGTCGTCCGTGAGATAACTATCATCAAGAACTTTCATTGTGGGTTGTGTCATATTATTTCCTATTAATTAATTTTGCAAATGTAAACTTTTTAATTTACAAACACAAACTTTATTTAAAAAAAATTTAATTTATCCATGATTATTTACTTTTTAAAATAAACAACCATGGATTTTTTATTTGTAGTTTTAAGGTTTGTAAAGTATAACAGGATTACCTAAATAAAGATAAGTTCCAGGAGTAGTAATCGTAACAGTAATGTTAAGATACATATCATTTTTACTCTCAATAACTCTATTAGAAGCTGTGTATGATCCAGTAGTGGAAGAGTTTATAAGTTTACTTCCTGAATTTCCTGCAATAGCATCTGTATAAATCAATGAATTACCATATGCTCCAATTCCAGTTAAACCATCACGAGCCATTGTATTAAAAGTAATTGTATAATTAGTAGCATCTGTTTGTACCCAAATTTTATATTGTTGAATATTACAATTTGAAGGTAATGTTATTGGAAAAGATACTGTAGTTCCAGTTGGTACTGTCTCAGATCTTAATGGATTAGTCCAAGTAACTCCTTTTGCATAAAAATAACCATTAATAACTAAAGTACGATATTGATTTGGATTAGTAGCTCTACCAAAGTTTATAAAATGAGTATCAGTAGGTAAATCGATATATGATTGTGCATCAAGTAATCCATTAAAATTACATAGTACAGCCATGTCTCCCGCAAATGTATTATTAGCTACTCTGACATTACGTATAGCACCTGTTCCTTCATTTACTGCACCATAACTTTCAAATAGTAAAGAATTTACTCTACTATCTTTCATTAAAGCTGTGCCATCATAAATATAACATCCCTCTATAATCAATCCTCTAACATACATGTAGTGTGTATTATATATTCCACCACTAACATGGATAGCCCCATAACCATTGCCTTCAAAGTGACAACCTGAAATCATTGTATTTAAACAATCTACATCAAAAGTTCTATCTTTTGAGAGTACATTATTCAAGTCAACTCCTTGAGCGTAGTTTAATTCAGCATCGCATCCATATAAATGAAGTGACATTCCCCATAGAGTCCAGCCATTACGACCATTTCCAGTAGATGTACAGCCAAACCAATTTATATGATTTTTCTGACCTGTATTTACTACACCACCATCCCCTGAATCTGCATTAAATCCATCATAGAGATTCTCAACTGCATAACAATCATAAAAGTTTATTAACCAGGCACCTGCAGTAAATCTAAATCCATAACTATTTCTTATTGCAATTACATTCTTAAAAGTTACATACTGAATTCCAGTATAGATTGTACCATCTACTAATATACCATCTCCACAAGTAGCACCTACTCCAAAATTAGCAGTAGCATTTCCATAAACTGTAAAATTCTGTAGGGTAATGTAATTTTCTGCTACTTTTACTCCATAACCACTTGTAGTTCTGTTGTATATTTCACTAGAATTACCATATGTATGATTCCCTTGTCCTTCAAAATCTACTTTTATTGTAAAACCACTTGTTGCTACCCTATAACGTCCAGTACCCATCCATACTTTCATCCTATTATTAGAATATGCCCAATCAAGCAACTGCTGACCTTTAACATAATCATCTGTAGCAGCATCACCTTTGGCCCCAAACCATCTAAACCACGTATGATCTGTGGTCCAAGTTCCAGCTATAGTTGTGGCTGAAATTATATTAGCATCATCCGCAATAATTTTAGTATTGTTTCCTGTTAATGTAGTAATACCTGTAATAGACCCTCCCATAAAATATAAAGTTACATTTGCAGGAATTGTTACATTTCCACTAATAACATGATTAAATGTGATTATCCATGTTTGATTTGATCCAGTTAAAACTCCAGTCCATATAAAATCTGTAGGAATTATTTTACTATTTGTAGGAATTAAAGATGTGGTTTTATTATCTACATAAGTTTTGATTAAATTATTTGTGGGATATTTAGTGATAGAAGTATCAAGAGTTGTATTTTCTTTGTTAGAAATATTTTCTTTACCTGTAATATCAGAGGCAATTAAATAAGCCCCAGCAGGTTGTTTTCCATTCCAATTACTTACTGCCGTAGCATCTATACCATCAAGTACAGTTTTATTAGCATGCAAATGCGAATTAGTTACTGCTGTATTCCAATTGGTTATATTAGTAGAGGAAATTGATTTTACATAGGAAGGAACTGTTGGGTCAGTTTCCGTATAAGATGAAATAAATAATAAATCATTAGTAAAGGCACTTAAGGCAGTAGGTTTTCCAGTTAAACTGGTCCATGTTCCATTAAATAGTGTAGGTTTATTTATTAAATCATTGTAACTTCCTGTAGTAGCTACTGTAGCAAAGACAGGTTTAGAAGAAATTTCACTCCAAGCTGGTACATAACCAATCGGTCTATATAATCCCGCATGATTACCCCATCCATAAGCTGTTCTAAAATTAGTGAGATCAGAAGATGTTAAATTAAATGCAATAGAAGCATTAAATGCAGGCTCTGTCTCTGGTGGAAATGCAGGTAAAGCATTAATAGCATTAGTTAAATTATTTTGTACCCCATTAATTGCATCCGTAGTAGCCTTTTGACTCATTAGATCTTTTGTGGAAGTTCCTGTAACCTGTGTTACACTTAGAGTAGCTGGATTATAAGGATTTTGTAGTGGTATAAGAATGCTCTCTGCTAGATTATAATCTGGCATAGAAACACTAGTAGGAGTGGTAATTGTAACATTACCAACTGTTGTTATAAATTGTCCCATACGAATTCATAGTATTTTTGGTCTGTTAATATATTCATCTCATAAGATTCCATATAAAGTTTTAAATTTTTATAAGGAAGGGGATTCCCTCCCTCATAAGATTCTAAAATTTTTATAAAACTATTTAGTAATTTAAGTTCTAATTCACGCATTACATCCGCAATTTTCAATATTAGTAGTACCACATATATCACATGAACTTATTATAGATTCAACGATACGTTGTGCTTGATAAATCAGACCTAATTCTGAGGCATATTTGATGGCTGTTATTGCCATTTGAAGAATATCTTTTATCTCTTCTTCATGATGTGTAATATCACAAATCTTAGATAATTTATTAGATAAGACTTTTTTTATTAAATTAGAATAACAAGTTTCTATATCATTAATAACTACAATTTTTACAGAGTCTTTAGTGATAGCTGTATTATCTAATAAGGTAACCATATCTGGTACAAGTACTGTGTTTAAATACACTTTGTTATTAGCAATATAATATCCAGTAGGAGTAACTATAGTAGAAAATATTATTTGGGAGAACTCATAGAGTCCGTCTTTTAAAAAATCGTAATTGATCTCATCATTAGTAACAAATGATGCTAATATAGTACTACTTGTTGTTGACAAATAGGTTACAATAGTAACTGCCATTTGATTTGTTAGTATTGACGGAGCAATAGTAAAGCCTGTTTTATAATTTGTTATGTTCATCCTATATTTTTAATTTCGTCATTTTTCTTGTTACTATCTGCAAGTTGTAGAACTTCAGCTTGTATTTGTTTTTCTTTTAATCCTACAGTCTGATCATTAAAGTCTTTATCATTCTTTATTTTAGCAGCACCTTGTTCAGTTTTCATCTTAAGTTCTGCTTGTTTTAATTGAATTTCAGCTTGTTCCTTTTCTTGTACTTTAGAGGAAAGTTGTTGGATTTGAGTTTGGGCTTCTTTCATTTGTTGTTCATATTGAGCAACTTGTTGTTGTAGATTTGCCATAACTCCTTGTGCCTCTTTCTGTCTATGTAGTGAATTTAAGCCGGTTTCTTTAAACTCAGTCAAGCTCTCTGTTGTGATTGTCTCGAACATAAGTTCTGGTTCCACAAGACCTGCTTTCATTAATTCCATAGTCATATTTTTAATCAACTCAATATCTCTAGTAATTTCTTCAGAATCTCCAATATGTATATCATGATCTGTAAAAGAAATGTTTTCTGGGAGTACTGTAAAGATTCTAGTTAATCTATTACCTAAAATAAGTGATCCTTTAAATTCTTTTTTTAAAGAAGCTTTTGATAGATTTAGCATATCTGTGAGAAGCTCTTTTACTACTCCATTTAATGTGTTGAAATATTGTTTTGTAATTACTGCAGAATTTCTCATTCCTACCGCAACATTCGTTACAGCATCATGTTGTTCTATATCTCCTAGTTTTTCTCTAAATACTCCAGTAATAGCACTACATATATCTTCTGTTTGTGTAATAGCAAGTTGTATTGCCTGGATTGATTGTCCTGAAACAGTATCATCAAATCCTGCAAATGTAGTATTCATAGGAACACCTCTACCTTCTTGGGCAGAATTAAATAAAGCTTTTCCAGCTTTTTTATAAGCAGCATGTTTTAGAAGTCTTTCCTCAGGAGTATTTCCTAAGAATGTAGGAACTAAAGCCACATCAATCCAGTCACCTTTTACTCCAGAATTTGCAATTAAAGTGTCACGATACCAATGAAGTATATCATATTTATCCTGTAGATTAGCAGTGGACAATACCATGGAAAATGGTTTACCAGAACGTGTAGTTAATTGTACACCATTAATAGAGAGAGTACAATTATATGGATCTTCTATAGATCTACATACAGTATCATCTTTTCCCATATTAAGATAAATTTCACTTCCAATTCTAGCACCTTTATAACGGTCCATTCTAAAGAAAGTTTTTTCTCCCACTTTTACTTTATTATTTTCTAACCATTCTACGTAGTAAACTGGATATCTATTATTTCCAGCATAACTATCATTGTAGTACGGATAAGTTCCTGGAATAGTAGCCTCTACATTAGAAACAATACCGCCAGATTCAGCCCGTATATAATAAACATTATGTGAGAAACTATCTAGATTTACATCTTGTAAAAGATCTAAATCATCTTTAGACATATCATCTCCAAACTCGTTTATAATTTCTTCCTTGCACATGTATTTCACATATACAATTCTTCTACTTTTGTTAATATAAGTGGAGTTTACATTTAACTCTGGAAACACATCAAAAGGATTTAATACTTCTACTGTTGGTACAGGAGATCCTTTTTTAGTTTTAGATTTATAATAACACTGTCCTCCAATAAGAATATCCTTAAAAAGATTTTCTCTTTTTAAAGAAAGATTTACTTCTCTTGATTGTAAAAAAAATTCTATCATATTCTGAGCAGCTATTTCATACTCTGAGATAAAATCCCTTTTAGTAATTTCTTTTAGTTTAGAAAGTTCCTCTTCATTTGCTTTATCTACTGCTTCTTTTCCTTCTCCAAATATAGCTTGTATATTATCAGAGAGTTGAATTTTAATTCTATTAAGTTCTGCTGAGTAAATAGCTTTTTGAGCCTCTCTTTCTATTTTAGAAAGTGTCTCTGAATCCTTACATGTAATTTTTGGTCTAAGTTTTGATTGAAGTAATTCTCCAATTAGGGCATCAATATGTCTACGTACTAAAGGAATGAATTCTACTGCTGTAGAACTTCCAATTCCAAAGTTTTCTTCTAGATGTCGGAACTGATCTTTATCTCTAGTACAGTTGTAATAATTATATGCTTTACGCAAATAGTCTTTATCATAGACTAACTCTGTAATAGCTTTATCAATACATCCTTTTAGATAATCTTCAGATTGTTTTTCTTTTTCAGTATAAGTAGCGGAACTATCGTAGTTGAAAATGTTCATGAGTTAAATTTTGTTGTTTTTATTCTATTGAACCAGCCATTTTTGAATACACTAAGTTTAGGATTTTTAGCTATAATGGCTAAATAATAATTTTCTCGTGCTTTCTTATACTCCTCAATAATATTTCCTGTGTAATTATTGGCAGCAGTAATAGTCATGTTACCAATAGATCCATCATCATCTAATGATAGGATCCTTTGTAGTAATTTAACTGCTGTTTTAGTCCCTGCATTTACTCCGTGATCAAATAAATTTAGTTTTAGTTCCTCATTTACAAGTTTCTCTAAATGCAAAGGATTCCAAAAGAACTTTTTATAAAGTTCCTTGGAATCTTCTATAGTAAGTGCTTTAATATCATTACTATCTATATCTCCATCATGATCTATATCTCCATCAGCTAAAGTAAGTCCCTTTATAAATAATAAAGAGATTCCATATTTAGTTTGACCTCCTGGATCATTTGGGTTATTCACTAATCCCCCTTCATGACCTAATATTACTGTAAAATAATCATTAAATTCTTTCATAATCAATTGGTATTAAGGGGTTTAATTTTATTCTTCTACAAAATTGGCTAAAATATTACTCATTTGCCAAGTTAAAGGTAATTTCTTCATTTCTTCTACACTAAACTTCAACATATATAATTTTGTGTCATTTTTAGTCTGTAAAAATGTGTTGAATTCCTGTGCTAATACAGTATGTTCTACTTTTTCTTCTTCTGTTAATTCTACATATCCTAAAAGGTATGGAGTACTATCAGTTCTTTCTGTGGAATCAGATAGTTTAGCATTACCTAATTCAATAGCTTTTCTTTCTAATTCAATAAGTCTCTGAGATGTACTTTCTTGTATTAACTTAAATTCTTTTTCAAGAATTATACCATTCTTTTTTAATCCATAATTTAGATAGTGATTTTTTATATCATTATCTGCGACGTATTTAATAAATACGTTCAAGGCTTCCCATAGGAATCTAATGTCTGCGTGTGTCATATTAAAATTATTAATTCATTAATGTGCAAAGATACAAATATTTTAAAAATAAAGAGCGCATAAGTGCCCTTTATTTTAATTTATCTATACTACTGGAGGATTAGTTAAAATTCCTTGTATAGTAGATTCTATTCCTGATAATATCATAGAAATATTTCCAAGAGCAGGAGCTCCATTAACAATGATATTTTTATTGCCCATAATATTTACACTAACATTAATGTTTGTATTTTCCATAGGATTCTCTGTATTTGGAATATTACAAGTAGCACCTACATTTGTTGGTAATTTTCCTAATTCATTCTCATAATTAATCACAACACTCTTACCTTCAATGGTGCCTGTTAATGTTGTTTTCACAATTTCTGTTTTTACTTCATTTTCCATTTTTTAATTTTTTAAGTTTTTTATTTTGTTTCTTAATCTTATTTTTTAACTCTAATATCTCAGCATATAAAACTGCTGTTAATTGCCCATAATTCAAACTCAACATTTCTTCACCCTCACCTTTCACCAACTCAGGATAAAGTTCTTGTACGTCCTGAGCAATAAAACCAATTGACTGTTTACCATCTTTTTCATATGTCATTGGTTTTAAATCACCTCTTAAAGTTAATGGTTGAATGTTTGATTTTAAACGTCTGTCGCTATAGGCTGTGATTTCACCGCCTGCAACAAATGAGCCAGTTGTATAGATATTACCAGTTGATAAACTAATCCAAGTATGCTTATTACCAGCAGCTTTAAAAAAGATTGAATGTCCAAAACCTGATTGAACTTCGTAATCGTAGCCAATACCGTACATTGTTGCAACTGTATTCCATCCTGTTCCAATTGTCCAAATACATTTATCTTCTGTTGTATTTGTATCATAATTACCGACTAATGAAACAGGTGAAGTCGTTTTAAAAGATGAATTAGTTGTAATAACGCCACCTGCATAAAGACTAACAGCACCCCAATAATCATCTAATCCCAATCCTGCTATTGATGTATGAAAAGATATTGTTCTTTCATTTGGTTGCCAAGCAATATTTGAATGTGCTAAACCATTACCTAGTAATCTTATTGAGCTACTTGCAACACCTGCTGCAACACCTGAATCACCAACTGATGCTAAATTTTTTGCTGCAACTGAACCATTAAAAACTGCATTACCTAATTGATTAAGTGTAAATTTATTTTCACCTTGTATTGATAATCCAAGACCATAATCTAAATATGTACTATAATACTGTTGGATTGCTGCCGTTCCATATCCATTTGCTTTTGTTAATAGTATTGCATCTTGAGAATTTGCACCAGCTGCTGTATTAATTTGTAAAACAGGCACAGTAACACTATTATTAAAAACTGCAACACCTCCAAATGCATAATTTGAAGCATTAAAAACCATTGGATGCCAAGTATAGGTTATACCTCTATCAAGAGCATTAAATCTCGTTTCCTTTGATGCGGCATCATAATATATTTCTAATCCATAACCATCTGGCGGATTACCCCCATCAACCCTGAACCCCCCAACAGATGCCGCTACAGTTGCCCTAATTGTACCAATTACGTTAAATATACCATCATTTAAATTTCCTTTGGGATAAACATTCATTCCAGCGGCTGAACCTTCAATCAATGGTTTGCCTGAACCGTAACCACCACCCCAAATTATTTGTTGTAATGCTCCAAGATTAATACTACTTGCAAAAGTTGCTACACCTGTATTTGTAATTTTAAAAACATTACTAAAACCGCTTCCGTCCAATGCTGTAGATGCTAAAATTTCAAAAGCATTATTCGCAGTTATATTACTTCCAATCTGAAAATTATATAAACCAGAAGCATTTTGATTATAAAAATTTTGTCTGACTCCGTGATTTGTATTTGCGTTTAGTGTTAATGCTACAATATCAGCAGCATTGCTATTTACTATCACATTGCTATAAAATGACCCTGTACTTGCAGCAAAAGCAACGTCTGAACGGTTTAAATTTCCATCATTCCATACTTTGTGCCATGTACCTGTGCCCCATCTAAAATGAAATTCATTAGTCGAAGCTACTCCTATTTGAGCAAAGTCGCCATTGCTTGAACCCATAACATGAGCTTGAAAATATGCTTGTGGTGAATGTGCTATAGGTGTTACAAAATAATAATCTCCAGTTAATTTATAATTGTCTGCATCAGTTGTAACCACAGGCGAACCGCCAACACCATAACCTGAAGGTGCAAAACTTGAAGTGTTAACGTATGCTGCTGAACCTAATGCACCCGAACCACTCCAATTTGTTGCAGTACCTGCTGCTGAAGCATAACTAACTGATTTAGTTGAATCGGCTGTATTGTCAACTAAAGATAAACCCACTTGTGCTTTAGTAACACCATGAGGATTTGTTGTTAAGAATGTATGGTCATAAGCAATCTTTCCTCTATCTCCACGATAAGCTGAAGCAGAAGTTTCTCCAAGAGCTAAGTCAGAACCAATGACAACATATACTGAACCACTCCATCTATAAGTAACATTTGTATCTAATGCAACATAAATTTTACCAGTCTCTCCTATTGTAGGAAAAGAAGGTTTTGTTGAGAACTCTAAAACGTCATCTACATAACTAGGTAACTGTGTGTTCTTTACAAATCCACTCGCATCTAATTCTGCTAAACCATTTGCAGAACCTTTTAGTGATACGTTTAATTTTAAATCTAAAGCACTTTGTGGTATTAGAACTGAAGGAATTATTTGTAAAGTATTTCCTCCTGATAATTGAAATTGTCCTGTATCATATCTTAAACCCACTTCTGTATCAGATGGTTTATAAATAGGACCTGTCCCTGTTAATAAAGCTAAGACACCATTTGTAGTAGAATCTAATGCACCTACTTGATATGCTGTAATATCTCCTTTAGAAGCAAAATTTACTTTACTTACTAAAACTTTAATGGTAACACCATCTGGGTTTAAAATAACATCAAATAAATCTGAGAATGCAGCAGTAACATTACCACCGGCCTGATTAGATAAATAAAAATTACCATTGAATAGAAAATCCCCATTAGGACTAATTTGAAATGTGCGAGTACCAGCTTTATCAGCATATAAAGTACCATCAGTTCCAATATTTAACCCTCCAAAATTTGAGACACTATTTCCTTTTAAAGAGATATTACTCCCAATGTTTAAATAACCAGTACTTTGAATATCAATATGTCCCGCAGAATTTAACTTAATTAAATTACCAGGACTAGAAATACTAGTAGCATCAATAGTCCATCCTCCAATAGTTCCTTTTTGTGTAATGAAACTTCCATCTACATTAAGAATAGTTAAAGGAGTTATTCCTCCACTATCAGTCCTCATAGATTGAAATCCATTACTATCTCCTTTCCATCCTAATGCTGAAATTCCTGCAGCACCGCTTGCACCTATGTACAAAGTATTATTAGCAGCTATATTAACTACAGCATTCTCAGCTAATAATAAACCAGTGGCTACACTAGTAAATTGTCCAGCAAAAGTTTCCCATAAAGCTGGATGTGTTTCTGGATTCTGAGCAGTGCCAAAATCTATATCATTTCCTGTAGTAGATAACTTAGTAATATAATAAGTAATAACTGAGGCAATAGTTCTTTTAACTACAGTGCGTACAGTAACTCTATTGTAATAATGTGTTGTAGAACTCCATTCTCCCTCATAAGTTAAAGAAGGCCCTACATCTCCTTTTGCACCAGGAGAACCATTTGTTCCATTTGTTCCATCTTTACCAGGTGCACCATCATTTCCAGGAGCACCAGCTTGTCCATCTTTTGAATAACTAAGACTCCAAAACAAACTTCTAACATCTACTCCACCTTTTGTTAAAGTAACTAATAAAGATTTTGGAGTAAAATCAGAAAGAGCACTAATATATAATTTATTAGATAAGATATCTAAAGTTACTCCACTATAACTTCCTAAGCGTAAACTATATTGAGAAGTGACATCTAAAGTTCCTTTATAAACAGTGAATAAAGTAGACTTACCATTGATTCCAATCTCTCCAGATTTTAATACTCCATCTTTATCAAGTCCTATTACAACTGAGGGATTAGACAGAGTGACCATTAAAGAAGATACAGATGATTCCCATCTACTATCTACTTCTGGATTCTGTGTTTGTGGTACACCTGTTAAAATATCTCCTATACAAGTATAAATAACTTCATTAAAAGTAACTTGGTCATTTATCCAATAAATTTTAGTATAGTCCCACACTCCTCTGTATACAGGAACTCTAATTTCTTCTCCAGCAGTAACTTGTACTAGGTTTCCTTTTAAGAATACATTCTCCCCGTACAATCCCATACCACTAGGTTGTCTTGGCCCAAAAGCAGGGTCGTAAATACCAGAGAGATTACCTAATCTTAATTTTAAATTTTTAGGTGTAGCAATAACATCTCCATTATCATTTAATAGAGGATGTGCAAAATCTGGTCTATTAACATCTGTGAGAATATCCATATAAGGACTATTCTGTTCTGAAGAGGTCATGTAAATAGCACCCTGTCTACTTTGATTATTTATATTTCCTATACGAACTAGACCATCTGTAACTTCTGGTTCTATCTCATAAAGTAAACCATCTATATTAAAGACGGATAATCTTATAATGATATGACTATCAGGAGCTATATTAGTTACTAATGCATCATAGGTTTTAATAGAAGATCCTGTGAATTTTTGACATCTTACAATATCATTAACTCTGAATGGATACATCTTAGGATTCTCTATAACTATTCTATAGAATTCTCCAGTAAAATATGAACTTAAATATCGTTTTGGATTACCTGGAATAGCCAAGGCTATTACTAAATCTAAATCATCTGTACTATCATAACCAGATTGTGGTGTAATTACATTTCCATTTACATCTTTTATAGGAGCTCCTTCAAAAAACTCAATACGAGTTCCATCTAAATCATATCCTGAACATAAATACTGTCCATCATAAGAATAATGTTTCCAATTTGAGAATCTATCATCCCCAAAGACTGTTAAAACCTCTGGAGAAGTTAACTTAGTAACTTCCATTACTTTATCTGCATCTGCAACCCATAAAGCTCCATTAGTAGCACGAATTTTAGCTACTACTAACTCATATACTTGCATGATTCTACGGACAATAAGATTATCCACTGTTAAAGTGTTAGTCTTAGTGTCTAATTTCCATCCAAATCCAGAATATCCTGAAGCAAACCCATCTGCACTCACTAAATCTTTTTTGAATGTAGTGAGTTCCTTAAAATTAGTTTGATTTTCAAAATCCCACTGCCCTGTAATTGCTTCATCTTCTGCTTTTACAGCATAGTTCTCTCTCTTTAATCCACCTAATTGTTCTACATTTAAGTTCTCTACCATTTTGGTAGATTTTACTATGAAAGGACTCTCAGAAATATCTGAGACTATAGGACCATGAGCTGTAATTTTTTCATCTACAATAAATTCAGTAGCTTTTAAACTTCCTGTCATTATATCGCCAGATTTTGAAACAAAAGCTTTATTTAAAGTATCCCAATTAATAGTAGCTTCATTTTTTGCAATGATTGGGAGATATTCTCCACTTACTGTGATATATAAATTCTGAGATGCACTTATAAAAACAAACTGTCCATCTCCTGGATAAACTAAAGTAAGTAAATCCTCATCTGTGGGGAGAATTGTTAGGTTATTTATAGCTACTGGTGAACTAGTTACAGTAGCCAATTCCTTAATGAAATCATCTAGTAATTTCAGTCTAGCACCCGCTTGTATATATACTTTCCCTAAAGTCCGTAAGATAACATCAGCTGTACCATCTCCTACTATTACTTTTTGAGCCCCCATTAAGGACTCTTTAGTTATCAGTTCACCCATAATATTAAATTAATTTGTTATTTGCTTTCGCATTCTTCTCTAAGTTTCTGTTCATCAGGACTTTCCGCATGGATTAATTTAAAATAATCTACTGTGGGAAATCTCCTTGCTCTTAATTCCTTTACTGCAAAGATAGTGAAATCTTCTATAGTAGTGAATTGTCCAGAGATAGTAATGGGTTTATTTTGTTGATTTAATTGGAACTGTGCTGTGAATCTATAGATATCACCATCATAATAATAATCAATTGTGAAATCTGAGATATACTCTACATTATATGTATCCTTAAAAAATTGAAGGATACCTTCTTTAAAAACTGTTGTGTCCATTTATTACTGAATTTATTAAAATATTCATCTCTCCTTTATGTGGAATAACTCCATAATGTTTAACTCCATTGGAATCATTCCAATATCCTATGTCATGCCAAATATCAGTAGGAGGTCTTTCTTTTAATGGGGTAATTCCCATGAGTTCTTCATCTCCAATCTCACACATAACCATGGATGAAATTATATCGAACTTTCCTTTCTTTTCCCAACTCCAATTTTGAAGTTGTTCCAACATCTCCAGAAAATTAATATTATGACAATAGTCTTTCACATAGTTCTCAATTAAATCTATACCATGTAAAATCATTTTATCAGTACCTTGAGTACCAATTGCATTAGGAGGTCTTCGTGTATCTCCTTGAATAGCATATTGAGGTCTGGGCATAAGTAAATGCATCCAATGTTTCTCTCTATAATATCCAATGATTGAGATTTTTGTGTCTTCTAAGTTTGCTTTGCATCCATACATAGTTAAGAGTTGTGCACATTTTTCATAAGCCACTCTAACATCAAAGGGTCTATCCATATAATAAGCCACATACTTGTCTCCATCAAGGCCAAAAGTCCTTTTTTTAATAGTGACACAAAACTGAGAACCATTAGTAGTAATAGAATCTCCCACACCTTTATCAATAGAGTCAATTCCAGCTACATATAAGTCTCTAATTAACTTCCCATCTTTATCTAGTATTGGGTCTTCTGCTATATGCATAGTTCCCCCAGGGGTTTCCATAAATTTAACACCAATTATTCTATTACTATCTCCCTCATAAGTCCACTTGGTAAAACCATCTTTTATTTTAGGAGTAGATTTATTAAAAACAATCTCAGTATATTGGTCGGCTAATTTTTCTTGGTCAAAGTTATTATTACCTTGTCGAGACAAAGCCTCTTCTGGATAAAAACAATACTCTGCACAAAATTTAGAATATTCTTTAAAGTCGTCTTTTTGTAGAAGACGTAGGTTTTCATAATAGGCTTTTGCAGAAATTTCATCAGCAACTCCTCTGGAATCCATAGAGTCCATCACAGTTACCCAAGCTGGTATAAAATATCCAGTAGATATTAATTCTTTTTTAAGAGTATGAGTGTGTCTCAAAGGTAAACTAGTGTAACCTTTTGGATTTAAAAACATTTTCTCTAATCCCTCAAGATTAGGACCTTCAGAACCACCAGTTCCAAAAGCCATACGCATTCCATGTCGTCTACCATTAATCATTACAAGGGCTCCTCCAACAATCCAAGTATCCGTAAGACATTTATTACTACCTGATTCCTCAAAAAATAATCTATCCACACGGTCTCCTCTAAGCTTATCTGGAGTATCTACTACTTGTCCTGAAATCATAGAGAGATGTCCATGAACAGTACCTGTTTTATCTTTTTTAGCAGCTTGTTTCTGATAGATACTATCCACAGACATACGTACACGACGCATTCCACCACCAGTATTTAAGTTTAACCAATCTAATTGTTTCCAGCATTTACCTAAGATACCTTTTGGTGGCTCTAGGAAGTTAACTGCTGAAGCTACATATAAAGAGGAGTACCCTTTAATGGTTATATAAGGACGGACTCCTAAAGAGGCTGCAATCTCAGAGAGACCTACCCCACGAGATTTTAATATTACTGCATCATATCCTAAAACCTCACATAATTCTATGTAATGAAATAATTCATAGTGAGCTGCCCAGAAATCAGGTCGTCCTTCTAAACGTCCTCCTCCTGCTTTTTTAGTATCCTTAGATTTAGGCATAGTATAGAAATTCAAAAAGAAATAATGATCTCCAGTAATTCTATAACCATTAAATGTAACTCCGTCATTAGAGAGTCTATGTTGTTCTAACCACCAATCTTTAAAAGCTTTAGATTGTGTAGGTAAATCAACAAATCTTTTTGTTAAATCATATTTCCTGCCTATCTCAATAAAAGGTTTTGGATCAAAATCTAATCCTTGTGTTGCTGTGATTGGTCTATAACCAGTAAGTTCATAAGATAGAGAAGGATCAAAAAATGCATTCCCATCTTTGTGTAATTTCCATATTTCCTCAGTAGTTATATCCCAGTGTATTTGTTTAGCCATTAGTCAAATATTCCAAGTTGTTGATCTCCACGTAAATTAGTAGCCTTTTCTTTTTCTTTCATAACCATAAATTCTAATTGTTGTAGACCTTCCACAGTTTTACCAAGACTAGCAATCTCAGCTAATACATTCTTTGTTTGAAATATAGGACGTTGTGTCATGGCGTCTCTTTCTTGTAAATTAAGAGTATCAAAATAAAGTCGTAGTTCATCAACTGCTTTATAAGCAGATTGTAATAATCTTAAAATACGAGAGTCTTGTAGATCTTGATATTTTTGACAGGCTGCTTTTAACACAGGGTCTTCAATCCAAGATCGTTCTATACCACTATCTAATAAAGCTGCTTCTAATTTTTCTTTTGCAGAATATTCTGAGTATGGTGTTTTCCAATCATATACTAAATATATAAAAGCTAATTCTTTTTGTGCTCTTAATTTTGTGATGCCTTTAGCATCTCCTACAATTTTACAGCGCTGAGTTTCAAATAAAGCTTTGAATTCTTTGATTAAGAATACATCTGCTTTATTTATTTCAGCTTGCATATTTTCATTAACTATAAATAGTTCCATTATTTCTTATAAGTTTACTCGGGCATATTTTTTGTAGTTTTAGTAGTTTCCTTTGTTAGAAATTGTCTACCTCTCCACTTAAAAGTAGGCACTCCTCTTTCTCTATTTTTTAAGAGTGCCTGTCCGAAAGATAATTTATTGTTTGAGGGTTCATCAAGGGGACCTCCTCCCCTCATTATTTTTTTTTTGCGGTAACAGTAACCTCAGGTAACATATTAGTTTTCTTTTTAGCAGTTACTGAGACTTCCCCAATGGTATTAGAAGTTCTAGCTGGAGCATCATCTTCTTTAGTTTTAGTTGTATAACGTTTACCTTTATAAGTAAATTCCTTTGCACCAGAAGCTCTATTCTTTCTAAAAGCTTGTCCAAAAGATAAAGTATCATCAGATTTTTCTGTGTCAAAAGTCCCTACTTTCCCAGAGATAGCATCTACGCTTCCTCCTGCTTGAAACTTTTTGAATTTCTTTAAGTCTTTTAGTTTCTTTAACTTAGCACCATCTTCTGCAAATGTTGGCATAGCTCTTTGATTAAGTATAGGTTGATTCTGTGTCTGTATAGGATTGTAAAGACTTGGTATTGGTGGATTAATTGCTACTTGTTGGGTAGGCATAGTTTGTGCAGGTTTCATAAATTGTTGGGCAGATCCATAGATTTGTTTTCCAGCATCAATTACTTTACCAGCAGTCTGTAAACCTTTTCCCACTTTCATTGCAGTAGAAGCTCCTTGTGCTAATTTACCTGCAGTATTGGCTCCAGCAAATACTCCTTTAGCGGCTCCAAGTATAGCACCCCATTGTGCTTTAACAACTCCACCTTTATCCATCTTTTTACCACATCCACAATTTACTACTCCACCTTTTTTAAATTTCTTAAGGCATTCTAAATAAATAACTCCACCTTTTTTATAAGTAGGTTGTGATTTAAATTCTTCATAAGCGGCCTTTAATTTTTCCTCGCCCATGCTGGTTAGAGCAGTTTCCAGTTCTGCTTGTGTTTTAGCATTCAGTTTCTTAGCCATATACTGAATAAATTTTGCACTCTCTTCTTTTTCCATAGTTTTTATTAATTATTTAAAATGACAAGAAAGGCCTAGATAATTCTAAACCTTTCTTTTTATTATACTTTTCTTAAGTCCTTTGTTGAGAAGACTTGCTCATGATATACCATATCTGTTGAGAACCAGTAACATATGATACCCTGTAGGAAGTCTTTTTTAATATCTGTGGGTTTAGGGCGAATAGTTTTAGTCACCTTTTTCTTGACCACCATGATAGGTTTATTAAGAATCTTGTGTTTAACTTCGCATAATTCTCCGGGGAGATAATATACTTTTTCTAATTCCATTACTCAACTACTTTACACAGAATATTCTGTTCGTTGATGATAAAATAACCTAATCCTAAAAAAGGAATTGGTCTAAAACTTCTAGAATCTGAGTATACCTCATCTCCTATTTTATGATACTTACATTCCGGACCTGCATCTACGATTTCGCAGAGTGCTATAATTTCAGTTAGATCACTTTCGATCTGTCCAGTCTCTTGTGAGAGTGCCATTCCTGAGGGAAGAATTAATCCACTCTCTGTTTTTGTTTTTACGTACTTATTTTTAAGTACTTTGACCACTACATTACTGTGGTTTGCCTTTACATTTGCCATTGTCATATTTATTAAATTATTTATATTTGCTCTATTTTATTAATATTATTATGTTGAGCATCATAATCACCACTTTCCAATAATACATCGTGCATGTTTTAAAGCTGTCTTAGCGGATAATCGACAGCCGCATCCTCTTGTAGCTCCTTCGAAGTATTCTTCAGAGCTTTCATTATTTTTATTTATCCATTTATCAGAGTCACATATAGGTCCTATTCCAGACTGTTTTACTATGGGACAATTATTGCAAATAGATAATCTTTTTTCACTTAAATCTTTATGTTTTCCTGTAAGTTCGTTGAGGTGACCCTCTACTATATCAATTAAACTCATCTTTTATTCCTTTCGCGTTCAATATAATTTCTTTTTTTGATGTCCTTAATGATCTTATCAATCTCATTAGGAATGTATTCCAATTCAATGTCTGTTTCGACACCATCTCTGGAGCAGTGTTTCAAAAGTAGTAATTTTATTTCAAACTTTGGGTTTATTTTCTGTAAAAGTCTAGCATAAAAACTAAGTTGTAATTGATAATGGACTTTAGTACAGTCCTGCAAGTTGTTAACTGGATATTTCATCATCTTAAAACTTTTAGTTTTATGATTATAATAAGATTTATCCTCTACTCCTTTTGCATTTGTTTTGTAATCAAGTAGATAAATAGTATTTCCTTCTTTTATAAGTAAATCTATTTGTCCCGAGATACGTAAGTCTTCTTCTTCCCAGGAAATTAAGTATTCTGGGTATACTCCATATTCTAAATCAAGTTCGTAATAATCTTTTTTACAAATATATTCATTAGAATGTTCTGAAAATCTCCCATCAAATGTACCTAAGTTCCATTTGGGAGTATAAAATTTTAATTCTTGCTCAAGATGATAAGCAGTACCATATTCACAAGCTTCTTGACTATGTTGTTTATATCCCTCAGAAATTTCTTTAGCTTTTTCATGTACTAATTCTGGGGAAATATATAAAGTACTAGCATAATTATCTTTCCAAACTTTAAAGTTTAATAGATCTTTCTTTACTTGAGTTCCTTTAAATTCTTCTAAGCCATGTAATGCCTCTAATGCTTTATAATGACTCCAGAAATAATCATCAAACTTTTCATAATAGTCTTGAATACAAGTGGTAACAGATACATATTTTTTATTTGGGTCTCTAAGGTCAAAGTAACAGTGATCAGAATCTCTGAAAGCTACATTACCATTCCTTTTATCATATATTAATTCATTCATTGTATTACTTTTTAAAATCCCAGTAGATTTTTCACATTCTCAATACTTCCTGAGACAAGTAGTAAGATTAACACTCCTATAATAAATGTACTTGTTTTAGGATATTTCCTAACTACCGTAAATAGAAGTAAATCAGATTCCATCTTTGTTTTATAATCATCTAGTTCTTTTTTAACGGGGCATTTAATTATATGAGTAATAGATTCCTTATCTATATCTTCCATTTTAATTTCTAATTTATTAACTCTCCCATTAGTCTTAGTTGTTTGCATTTCAATTGAAGTTAATTTTTGATTTACGTTGGCAAACTTTTCATTAACATTAGTAAATTTTTCATTTAGGACCTCATTATTCATTGCAAACTTTTCATCTAGGTAATCCTTTAGTTCGTGTAATTCCATTGATCTGTTTTTGAGTTTAAATTAAATCTTTTATCGTTTGCAAAAGTATGAAAAATACTTTAACTTTGCAAATAAGTTTCACGTTAAATTCTAAAATATAATGAACACTAAATTAGTAAAAAAGAAAAACATACTTAAACATCAGACTGGAGGAGTGACTAAAAATATAGTAACCTCTGAGAAGAGCCCCAAGTTTTCTCAATTACTTCAAACACTAGGATCTAAACTAAATCAAGAACAGGCAAAAGCCACTGCTTTATGGCAAGCAGCTAATCCAACTGTGCCTGTAAAAGAATTTTTAGAGAGAGCAAGTAAACCTGGATTTGGAAATGCACAATTAGATTCTACTTTTAATGCATTATCTCAACAGTATGGAGATAAAACTATTCCAATGTCACCTGAATATTCTGATTTAGAAGCTCAATATACAAACCTCACTAATAAAATTAGAGGATTACCTATGAGTTCTACTGGTACAAAAGAAGATACAATTACTAAGAAAGTGGGTTACAGAACTTTACTTAAAAGATATCCTAGAGAAGTAGGTGAAACTCCTTACCAATATTTAACTAATAAATTATGACAGCATTAATCCCTAAAAACAAAAAAGGTAATTGGATTCAAGGTGCAGTAAATCCTAAGCATAAAGGATATTGTACACCAATGACTAAATCAACATGCACACCTAAACGAAAAGCATTTGCAATGACTATGAAAAAACATCACGGCTTCCATAAGAAAGAAGATGGAGGTGAGATAGAATCTCCAAAAATAAAAGATGAGGAATTATTAGCTAGTAGACCAAAACTTAGGAGAAAAGTAAATGTTAATAAAACTTTTAGAGGATCTGGTAAGTCTAAATGTAGGAATAGACGTATGGCTGATGGTACTATGAAAGAGGAGTGTGATGAGGTCTTAATGGCCAAGGATGGGATGGTGACTACCGGAGGAAAAGGTCCTAGGAAAGTTATTGTTGAGAAAAATGGAGGAATACTTTATAGTCCGATGTTAAAGAAAATGTTACAGCATTAAAAAAGCCAGCTACTCAGCTGGCTTTTCTTATTTAGTTATATAATGTCCCGCGACTAATCCTACTACTCCCCATAACCATGGTTTCATATACCATTTAGAAGTTGGTGTGATTATTAATTGAGATCCACTAACTATAGTGGCTTGTTTATCAGAGAGTGAAGTAGTTACTATAAATGATTTACCTTTCTTTTCAGCTACTGAATTAATTTTTATTCTATAATCATACGTAGCATCAAATATTTTATTCTTTATTACACCATTTAATGTTAAATACTCATTGGTCCAATCTATTTTTTGTATTGTTATAGGAGGTTTACTTGGAACAGAGTCTTGTACAGTAGAGTCTTTTACATTAGTATGTATAGTGCCAGCAACTTTTAATTCTAATCTTAATGCTGATTCCACATTTCTCCATACAACCTTCTCTGCTTTTAATTGTTTTAAATCAAATCCTTGAGCTTCTAAAGATTGTTTTAAAGCATTCTTCTCTATTTCTACAGCTTTAGTTTGAAAATAAGCTTGTCCTGCTTTAGTTTTATACATTACTGCTGAGTCTTTAGCAGCCATTAATTCTACTGCTTGTATCTGATTGTTTTTATCTAAACTTTTGTTCTGATAATATAGAACAATTATTGTGATTACTAAACCTGCCACAATGACATACTTTAAATAACCTAACCATTTTTGTAGTGTTGTCTTGACTACTAGGACTTTATCCTGAATTACTTGTGCTTCCATTATTAATTATTTGGTGGAACTGTTGTTTGTGTTTTATCTATTGTTGTTGTTGTAACTGAACTTTCAGTTGTGTCTTTTATACCAGTTTTTGCCTCGGCAAATTTCTGGATAGCTTTAGGTACTACTGTAGCTACTACTAAAATTCCAAATACATCCCAGTTTATTTGTTTTAATTGTAAAGTCAATGCTACAAAAGTCTGTTCTGTAATACAATTATTTCTAAGGAGATCTACATATATAGCAAATTGAGCATGATAGGAAACAAATGAAAAATAAGTATATGTGCATAAAAGAATAAAAAAGAAAGACTCAAGTAATCTCATAAAACTCTTAGCAATTTTTCCATTTGCTAAAATTTCTTGCCAGAATCCTACTTCAGGTTGATTTATTTTCATATAATATGGTTTTAAAACGGCAAAGTTAATGAAAATATTTGTACTTTTGCGTTGGAAATTAAATTAATTTTACATATGAAGAAACTAATACCTAAGGCACAGGGAGGAAAGAAAGTAGAAAAACTTCCTCCTCAAATATTTGAGAGAGAAAAAGAAGCATACCCCAGAGGTAATCCTAATGCACCAAAAGAATATGGAAAAAATAAACCCTTAGAAGATGAGGGAGAAGATCGTAGTGAAATAAGAGAAGACACTTCTAATCCTATAGGAAGATTACGTGATAAGTTATATGGGGTACACCCAGCAGCTAGATTTGCAGCAGAACTAACAGGAGTTCCTGGATTATATGACTATGTGTCAGGTAGGACTAAGACTGAGGGTGGTGCTATGGGTGCTATATTACCTATGGCATCTGTCGGGAGAAAAGGACAGCAGGCAGCCAAAGAATTATCAGAGAGAATTCCACAGGAATGGAAAGATATGCCTATAAAAGGTGTGACTGTGGACGATGCTGAGAAAGGATTTCATGCTTTAAACTTAAATCACTGGTCTTTAAATCCTAAGAAATTATTACAGGAAGTTCCTAAAACAGCAACTCCTAAAACAGAGTTAGCTTTATTATATGGAGAAGCTCTTGGAAATAGAATGATGCCTTGGTTAATGAAGACTCCTTTAAAGACTCCTATTAAAAAAGCAGCTGAGAAGGTGATGGATATTTCTGGAGGAGTTCCTGTTATATCTTCATCTTTATTAAAGAATGTTGGGAGTGAGACTCCTGTATTTGGTAGATATTCTGGACAAATTGGTAAATTAGGAAGTGTTTCTACTGATAGAAATTTAATAAAACAATATCTATATGGTAATCAGAAAGGTTTTATAGAAGCTGGAGAAGACATAGGTACTATTCCATTAGGCGAGAGATATGAAAAACTCTATCCAGGAACAAAGAAATATATTATGGAGTCTAGAATAAGACATGGAGAACCTATTGCAACAGGTGAAACTGGATTTCCAACTACTCCTACTGGAGCTACAGAATCTGCAGTTGGGGCTTTTGATGATATTGGTGGACATATGATGCAACAACAAACTATTAAAGATAAACCGACTTTAGTAACACAAGATTTATGGAAGTTTAATCCCAGAGATTATTCTACTAGATGGGGAGGTACCGTAGACAGTTCTACTGGTAATCTATATACTCGATTAAAAGCAGAGAAAGAGTCTGGAATGTTAGACAAAGCTGGGAAACCTTTTTATTTAATTCAAAATAATCCTGTAGTTCCTCGTACAACAGAAGCTAGTCAGATTCCACACCGATTCGATTTATTAGAGGAACCACCTAAAGAGATTACTTTTAAAAGAATGGGCGGTAAAATTTGTATACCTAAGAAAAAATTATGAAGAAATTAATTCCTAAACATCAGGCTGGAAGTAACTTATTTAGAACTAATAAACCAGCATATGTTGATAGTGTTCTAACTGCTAATAAAAATCTAGATTGGGTTAAAAGATTAAGGGAGACTAATACTCCTACTTTAAAAACTAATACTTTAAAAGGATTTGAAGGAGAACCTGATAGTGAAGCATCTACACATCTAATGAGTGATGATGGTAAAGGATATGTATTTCCGCAAATAGTTCGAGATAGTACTTTGAGATTTCTTGGGGGAGAAGATCCTGCATATGATTACGCTAAACAAACAAACACAGGAATACAACTTCCACAAGAACAGGGAACTTGGTTTGCTAATAATGGGTATAAAACTGGGACTAATGTATTAAAGAAATTAGTAGTTTCTAAACGTCAAACAGGTGGAGCATTAGCAAAGAGATTCTATAATGCTATAGATCCTACAGCCTTAGCTCCTACATTTAGTCCAGCTGGAATAAAACAAGGATTTCAGTATGTTAGAGACATAGCAAGAGGTTATAAAGCTTATGATGAGGTTACTGATAAAGTATCAGATGCTGCTTGGAGAAAACGTTTAGACCTTCCTTATAACAATAAATACCTTCCTAAAAATCCAGATGGTTCTGTGAGAATGCCTTTAGCAAATGAGCAACAGATACTTCTAGATACCATGGCTTTAAAAAAGAGAATGAGAGTTAATGCCCCCAAACTTAAAGGCCAAGAACCTAATGAAGACTATAAGGCAGATGAGGATTATCTATTCAAACTAAGAAACATGTTCAATAAAGGAAAGACAGTGGGAGTAGAAGAAGGACAGGCTTGGAAAGATAGAGACACTTCTACAAAAGACCTTACTCCTTTAAATGTATTGGGACATTTTAGTATGAAGTATGATAAACCTACTAACACTGTGAAGTACTCTGACATATATGACTTTGATAAATTAGATTGGGCTGTTCCTGGTAAACCTTTTAATATAAAAGGGAAACTAAAGAACCCAAACAAATAAAGAGGACTAAGGTCCTCTTTTTTTATGTAGCTACAGTAATAATCTTTGAGATAGAATTCTTATACTATACCTTTGTATTGTACAA